CTGATTTGACCCCTAACATATTGTAGTTTCTCCATGGTGTCAACACCATATATAGCGTGGTCTTTGAGTTGAAGAATTTTTTTCTTTACTGTTTTTTGTACTAATGAAATAGTTTCTATATCCATCAGATTCTTTCTAAACAAACTTTGTGGTTACCTTTTTCATGAATTTTAAAATCCCAGTATGATATTGCAGCTCTAATGACTTCAAAATTACATAAATTATAATCATCTACTATTATTCTAGATCCTTTTCTTGATCTCTCTGCAAACCAAAGAGCTTCTCTTAAAATATCTTTTGTTGTGTGTGGTCCATCTAAGAATACTAGATCATATACTGTTTTACTTAAATTAAATATGTCCATGTATTCAACATCGGTCATGTTGTAAAATTTGTAATGTGGATTAGTTGCAAAATCCTTAATCATTTGATCTCTCATTTCATTAGAGTATTTAGGTGCTTCTGAAGTCCATTTACCATCTCTTTTCCATTGAGGATGGTTGTCAAAGTGTTCATATTCTAAATCACCATATGGATCTATTGCATAATGTTGATACTCAGTTTTACCTAATCTTGGAACAATGCTCATCATTATTATTTGTGAGCCCAAACCTTCACGTACACCAACTTCACATGTTGTGACGGATGTAGGTTTTTCAAAAAATGGTAATGTCTCACACCATTTCTTCAATAATTCATATTCTGAACTGTCTCCACGGATCATGGAGGTTTTTTATATTATTAGATATTAGGATGCAATTAAAAAACGCCTTCAAATTTAGTGCCTTTGATAGCAGCACCAGCACCTCTACAAATACCACCTACTCTCATTTTAGTAATATTTGCACCTTCTCCAGTGGTAGTATCAATTTGTAAACCTCTTGGAAGTTTTTTTTTAAGTTTTTCTATTTCCCTATTTCTTTTGTCTTTTATACCCTGAATAATATTTTGTTTGACGGGTTCAATTACACCTTTAGTGGTATCTCTTCTCATTCTACTCATTATAATTTTCCTTGTGCTTTTAATTTTTTTATATCACCTTTTGTAAGACCTGTTAAGTCTACTTTTGGTTTTTCAGGTTGACCTATTACAACCTCTTTTTTTGGTGTAAACCATTTTTTTATCCATTTCCATATCTTCATTTTACGTCCTCACATTAGTTGGTTTTGGCCCTGTATTACCTGCTGCTCTCTTTCTGGCAACAGCAGAGGCCCTTTGCGACTTTGTCATCGCTGTGGCTTTTGCAAGTGGTACGCACTTCGGATACTTCCGTTTTGAACCACTGGCGGATTTTCTTCCACACTCTTGAAACTTGCCACCTTTTTTCTTTGCTCCAATATCTACCCATTTTTCTTTAAACCACTTAGTTAGTCCACCTTCTCTCATTTTTCTTGATCCTGCTGGAACACAGTTGGGAACCATTTTGTTTCCCTTCTTTTTCATGCCTGCTTGGACATAGCCTTCCCAACAAGTACCTCTCTTGTACATTAATAGACACCTTTAAAATTCATTCCTTGTACTGCCATACCACCACCTCTAACTTTAATTGATCTTAAAGTTTTAGCTTGACCTGCATGTGCTTTTGATGCTTTTTCTAATTTGTTTGCTACTTGCATTATTTTACCTTTGCTTGCTTTTTTAACAACAGTTTGTAAAGATTTTGCCTGTCCCTTATGAAGAGCTGATGCTTTGTGTAATCCTTTAATTACTTTTTTTATTGTAGCATCACCACCTCTGGATTTTTTTATAGGTCGTGATGGTCGTTGTGGTCTGTTTTGATCTGTAAGAATATCATAAGCCTTTTTCTTTTTCATGTATTCATAATCTGGTTTTGTATAGATACTAGTTTTTTTTCTTTTTCTTGGTACAGGCGGATTTACAGAAACTTTATTTTGTCCATCATTCGATAAAATATCATAAGCTTTTTTCTTTTTTAAAAATTCAGTGCTATAATTTGGAGGTTTGTTAGATTTTATTCTTCTCATCTTTGGTATTGGACGTTCAATAAACTCACCTGTGTTTGCTTTCTTTGGTTTACCGACAGCAATCATAATAGCTATTGCTTTTCCTTTTTTTGCTTTCATCAGTCCTGACTTTTGTAATCTACCCATTCCTGATCGTGATCCTGCATCAACAGCCATACCAACTTTAGCACCTGATGGTTTTGGTCCTCTAAAATCTTTTCTCTTAACTCCTGATGGATCTTTTATTTTACCTGCACAAATTTTACTAGCGTATGCATTCGCATATGCGGACGGGTAAACTTTAAACTTTCGCTTTGCAGCAGCTTTTCCTCTTGGGCATAATTTTGTCATATCTGTTGCATCCTTTTATCTGTAGATAATATATTTTTTTCTGCTTTAGGTCTAGACTGTGAGTCTTTGCTTCTTTTACGAAGTTGAGCCACTGCTGAATCCTTTAACAGTCTTTCTTTTTTTGCTTTTTGTAAATCTCTAATTAAATTCATTTCTTGCCCTTAAATATTTGAGTTCCCTTAATCCCATAAATGCTCGCCACGACAAGGATCCAAAGATTTGTGAACCAGGACGGGAGCTGTTGGAACTGTTCAAAAAATTCTTTTATTTTTGCAGCGGCACCCGGATCGTCCGAGAAGACCCCCCAAGCAATCACTAATATCGGGAGCGTTAACACGATCAACACGAACTCGTCTTTCCAGTCCGATTGTCGGGCCTCTAACAATTTTCCTTGGTATTCGCTCTCCCCACGGGCCATCTTATCTGCATGCATCAACTGTGCATCAGCCATTTTCATTTTTGTTTCTTGTTTCTTCTTATAGATATGCGTTGCCGCGTTTAATCCAAGTTTAAGTGCACTGAACCACATTTTCGTATTTCTCCTGTCTTCGTAAACTCATATATTCTATCATCATCTCAACACATTCGTAAGCCCTACCACCTGAGAGCTTCCATTTGTATGTCTGTGTCCAATGAGATTTTCTAAGTCTTGGTTTTACTACGTTTCCACCAAAAAAATCGGCAAATTTTTGTACTGAATCTTTATCGCACATTTCAACAGAACATTGAAATGATTTCCTGCCATTACCTTTACCCCAAACACCAAAACTTCCTTCGCCATCAAACAATCCAGCTAGAAAAAGAAGTTTATTTGTTTCGTTTAAGTTTTCGTAAGACTCTTTTGGCATCCTTAACTGTAATTCCTTGTGGGTTAGGTCCTTTTTTTGGTGGTGGCCCAGATTTTACTCCCCCACTCAAACCTTTACGTTTGTTCATTCAAAATTTCCTCCTCTTTTTGTGTTATATACCAAGTTGGATTAGTATATCTAGTCCCAGATTCTATTGGTAAAACTTTATGTTTAATTTGATTACCATTAAAAAAAATTATTTTTCCTTTTTTAGGTTTTATTATTTTATCTCCAACAACAGTCTGTCCTCCTTCAAAATTATCATTTAAATATAAAATAGATGTAAAAGTATGATGATCAAAATCTATATGTTCATCTTGATATTCTCCTGTAGGCCATTTTACTATTTGAGAATAATTTAAAAAAGTATTTTTTACATATTCATTCACAAAAAAATTTAATTTTCTTAATAAAATTTTAAAAACTATATTTCCATTCAAAGATTGTTTTTCACAACATACTATGGAAGTATTTCCATGCTTAGGATCGTGCAAATGTGTATTATCGTTGTGATATTTTATAAAAAAATCACATAAATTATTATTTAAAAACTTTTCTTTTTCAACTAACATTTAGAAAGTTTAGTTTTTGTTAAGTTTTCTTTCTGCTATCTCTAATCTATCATCAGATTGTTGGTCTTGTTGAGCAAGCTTGTCATAATCGTATTCTAAACGTTGTGCAGCTCTTTGATTTTCTTGATCCGCCTTAAATCTTGTCTCCTCTGCTTTTCTTTGAAGATCCATAGCTCTTAAATCTATTTCTTGTTGTTTAATTCTAACTAACGGATCTTGTTTAGCAGCATTTGCCTGCATTTCTGTTTGTGCAAGCTCTTGTGTAATTCTTGCAGCAGCTTTTGCAACCTCTGCTTCGAAAGCGATACTAAATTGTTCAGGATCTGACTGTGCTAACTGTTGCATTTGTGGATTTTCCATCATCACAGCTCTAACTTCTGCTTTTGCTTTGAATGAAACGTGATCAGATATGTGTGATTGCATCAATGCATAAACTTGTGGATTGATTTGTACCATACGTGTCGCCATAAATGCCATGTGAGCAGCAATGTGTGCATCATGATCTTGAAATTCAAACGCTGTCAACAACTTCATCTGTAAAGCACGTGCATTTTCTTTTGCAGGATCTTGTGGTTCAGGTTGTTTTGGTGGTGGTTTCAGTAAAGCTTCAATTTGTTTAGTGCCTAATGCTTCATAAACACGTCTATATGCTTCGTGAATGTTGTGAATTGCAGGATTTGACTGTGCAATTTGTAATTGTGACTGTGCAAGTGTAACTCTTTGAGCCATACTCATAATATTTGGGTCTGCAACAGGTAAAATATCT